GCTAGGCTCTTTTAACACGGGATAAAGCTTAAAACAAAGCTATGCACTGAGTCATCGCAAGTTTCGCCTTATGGGAATACAGTCAGCCACTATCCCACGCTGACCACTCAACCTTAAAAACTTTATAACAACCCCTTGCAAACTATACTTCTAGCTGCTAAGATTGATTACATAGAAAAAGGACGCTGATTTTTTCGAGTGGTATCCTAATTTTAGCTCCTCAAGATTAAAAAGTAAAGACCTCCGCCGTAATTGGTAGAGGTCTTTACTTTTATGTGCTGACTCAAACGCCTTTTTAGTTGGTCTCTGCTCCCTACTTTGTAAACAAATATTAAGAGTTTAAATATTTTTGGTTTTGCTATTGACAAAACCTATGGACTCGATCAACAATAGGTTATTGAGTTAAACAAAGCCATGAACGCCAACCAAATCGCACAAATCGCAACCGCTTTAAACGTCTCTCCCAACCAAATCAAGAGAGCTGAGGAATGGAAGAATGTACTTTTTGTTGTAGTTCAAGGTAAGGGCGCTCGTTTTGTATCTAAGAAGGTAATTAAGGAGATGAATGAGATGAACATTAATCAATTCAGCCAAGAGGTTAATCAAGCTTTTGGGAATATTTTTTCTGTGAAAACCGATTTTTATGGAAACACACAAGATTTTATTGCATTAGACTTACAGAATAGCAGCGAATATCATCGCTCCATAAAATTTACCTGTGAAGAAGGGTTGTCGCGGTATGGCTTGTGGAAGATCGAAGAAGGCTGTTTTAATGGCTACGGGAAAACTTTAAACGAAGCGATCTCACAAGTTCGCAAAATGACATCCGATTGCACTACAAAAGCTTTTTTTCTGCCAACTTATGACTAGAGTCGGCAACCACGGACATTGAATAAACTTAATCAGCCATCCTATAGGGTGGCTTTTGCCATGAATAATAATTACTGCTACCTTTGCGCCGCCCCTAACGCTCATAAACCGTTAGTTCTCAAAGATTCATTTACTGCACATAGTAGCGCTAGATGTCCTGATTCAAAGCATCTATGCGATCGCTGTGCATGGGTGATTCCGTTAAGGGCTTTTTATTGGAATGAAGCGAAGGGAAAATACAGCACATTATTTGCTAGGGGCTGGTCATGGCTCCTTTCTGCTGATGATGCGTATGGTTCTTATCCTAAATTTGGTAATCAACATACTGAGGGGGGGAACACGCTAGAAATAGTTGATCGCCTCCCCACACGCGCTCAAATCAGGACCTGGTTGCTTGATCCGCCAAAGCCGCCCTTTACTATTTGCATTGCGGAATCAGGGCAAAAACATATTTTGCCTTGGGCGTTAGAGGCAACTAATCGCGATTATTTTCCAGTGCAATTTGAGCTTGATACTTTGCACATTTACCGATCTGCCTTTACTCATTTGCTCACACGATATGAAGAGCTTATGGCTATGGGATTCTCAAAAACCGAGATTAATAGTGGCAACTATCGCTCTGACAAATTAGCTAAGTGCATCAGTGAGTACGCAGCATGTGAGGCTGCGATCGCTGCTAAGCGTGGTAATCGCTTGCTAGATTTGGTTAGCTATGTTGCAAAAGTATCAGAGTAAAGGCGTTTCACATTTGCTAAACTATTAGCAAAATCATACTTACAAAATTATGGCATCCAAGAAAGATCCGCGCCTTGAGAAAGCTGGTGTTGATGGTTATAACAAACCTAAACGCACTCCTAAGCATCCTACTAAGTCTCATGTAGTCGTGGCAAAGGAAGGTGACAAGGTTAAGTTGATCAGATTTGGCGAACAAGGTGCCGAGACTGCGGGAAAACCCAAAGAAGGTGAATCTGAAGCAATGAAAGCAAAGCGCAAAGCATTTAAAGCGCGTCATGCTAAGAATATTGCTAAGGGTAAGATGAGTGCAGCTTATTGGTCTTCGGTCACGAAATGGGCTATACTGGTAGCTATGTTAAGTGGTAATCTTTACTATGTTACCAATATTGGATGACCGTATATCGCGCAAAGAGGATTTGTATTTTGCTACTTGTAATTGCGGTAAAGCTTCTTCTTTTAAATACAAAAATTCAGCGCTAAACATGCTGAATCGTGGCGTTTGTAGCTCTTGTAAGCCTGATTATAGATCTGTTAGAGACGCGGATTTCTCCATATATCGCAGAGATGATGGTAGATGGTGTTCAACTTGCGCTGGGTGTAACTGTGAGCAGGCTTACACCAGAAAAGATCATGCTAAGCAAAGCAGTGTCTCTGATTGGCGATGTAAAAAATGCCGCGCATTAGATAAAAGCTTTTCGGCTAATTTGTCGGTTGGTTACGAGCAAAGAGTATTTAACAAATTTAAAAAATCTGCTTTTTCTCGTGGGCTGGAATGGATTGTATCTAAAGAGTATTTATTCTCACTGTTTGACGGTAAATGCGCTTTAACTGGTTGGGCTATTGATATTGCTTATGGTAATGAAACCGCAAGCCTAGACAGGATAGACAGTAGCAAAGGCTATGTAGTCGGAAATGTTCAGTGGGTTCATTCAATGGTCAATATGTGTAAAAACAAATATCCTGAACAAGATTTTATAGATATGTGTTTGGCTGTCACTAAAAACAAAGGCGGATAAGGTCAAATGGTAGTGAAACGTATATATATCAACACGTTCGGTTTTTAAAATGGTAAAATATTAGAAGCGAATCGCAGTTTTTGACGGTGCGATCGCTTAAACCACATTAACTAGGTACGGTAGATAACATGGCTAAAGATATTATTACATTAGATCGCAACGGTGTTCAGGTTGAATTTTCCAAAACTGAGTTAGTCAGTTTGACTCAACTTTGGAGAATGGCTGGCAGTCCACAAAGTCAAACCCCAAACAAGTGGAAGATTTTACCTGAAGCTAAAAGGCTTGTGAAGCAAATCTCAAAAGAAGATAAAGGCTTTAAATCTTCCTTTATGGAATCCAAGCGTGGTAAGGGCGGCGAAACTTTAGCTCACTACAAGATCGCTCTTGAGTATGCTGGCTATTTATCGGTTGAGTTTAAATCTTGGATGCTTGGCATTATTGGCAGTTTTATTGAATCGCCTGAAGATTTTGCTGCTGACATCCTGATTAATTCTCATAACCGCGATCGGGTTGAGAGGGCTAAAAAGCGTGTCTTGGTTTCTGGCACTAACAAGGAAACTATGGAGCTAGCTAAACTTGACTGCGCTAGTTATGCCGAAGTCCATAACAATCGGTATCGTGGTCTGTATCGCAAAAATGCAACCCAACTCAGAGAAGAAGCAGGGCTTAAAAAATCGGAGACTCCCTTGGATCGCCTTTCTGCCTATGACTTGAATTTAAACAGCTTAGCTAATCAAATGGCTTTGATGTCTGGTAATTCTGGCAAGGTTTTAGACGCGGCGATCGGCTTGCGACAATTGCATGAGCAAACTGTCGGTAAACCATTAGAGCCAACATGGGAGGAAAAGCACTTACGCCCTAATCAGGCTAAAGCGATCGCTTATTCGTCTGAATATCAAACCGAGCTACCAGTAAGCTAAAAACATCCGCGCCCCTACGATATCGCCATCAAGGGGCGCGATAATGCTACAATCGCTGTAAATTCGTATGTTGATTTATGGCGAAAAGTAAAGCCAAGCTCTCAGATGTCAGGGAACAGCGCAAAAATGCTAACTTGCACGATGTAAGAGCTACGGGAATGCTAGAACACTCAATACGCAAAAACGGCGTTATTAGTGCGATAACCGTAGCTAAGAACTTAGAAGCTTTTGACGGTAGCAATACACTCGCAAATTGTTTAGATATTTTTGGCGATGAAGTAGAGCCGATCTTTGTCTACACCGATGGCTCTAAGCCTGTCGTTCATGTTCGGACTGATATAGAGACAGCAGACGATCCAAGGGCTGTAGAGTTAGGCGTAGCAGCTAATAGGATTCCACATCTTGATTGGAATCCCGACATTCAATTATTAGTTGAAATTAATGAAGAGATTGATCTCAGCGATTTATATTTTGATGATGAACTCGCAAAATTAGCAGAGCAAAAGCAAGAAATCATCGATCATCAAGAGCCTGATTTTCTCAAGTTCTCAGACAACGATAATCTTCCCGCATACGCAAGCGATCGCAGTGGTGGCAATAAGCAACCCATACCGATAGTCGTTGGCAGTGGCACAATGAAACGGTGGAATGAGTATAAGGAAAGTATTGGTATAAAAAATGATACGGCGGCGTTTGAATCTATGTTAGATAGCTGCTTTTAATTTACGTTGCATATACATTCTTTTTTGATGCTCTCCACTTTTGCGATCGCATTTTTTGCATGTATCTCTTTTGCAATCGTACCGTAGCTTTTTCTGACAATTTACACAATAGCGATGTGATACATCTAACTTACACCGATCCCTATATTCACGATCGGTGTCTGCTTTTGGTTTAGTCATTAGTAACCTCTAACCATTGCTTGTGCTGCTTTTCTTTGAGCTTTAGCTAACTCAAGGTTTTCTACTACATGTGCGCGGCATTCATCGTCGTAGCAGTCAATTTCAGTAACAAAAGCTTCTTTGTATTCGTTTTTCCAGAAGTTCAGATTTTCGTTTGCGTTTTGTAGTGCTGTGATTAAGTCGTTCATTGCTTTGTTTTGTCTGTTTGTTTTCTTAACTTTCTATATATTAAACCCCTTATCGTCATTTGTCAACCCCTTATCGAAATTATTTTTTATTGAGATTTATGACAAACATCCGTTAAATGGGTAGAATGAAAAAAGCTAATTTGAATAAGATTTAATGCCCACAAATCCAAAATCCAAACCGTACGATCGCCAGCCCAACGAAACAGACAAAAGTTGGGCGGCTTTTTGTATCTATAGGGATATGGGGCGCGATAGGAGTGCTGAAAAAGTTAGGCTTAAATTAGGTCATGGCTCTCGCATAATTGTAGAGCGATGGTCATCTAAATACTCATGGGTTAAGCGTTGCAGCGCTTTTGACGATAACGAGCTAGAAAAAGAGTCAATCATGCTGCAAAAAGAGCGATTAAATCGTCGTTTGCAGATGGAAAGAGATGCATGGAATCGGCGCGATAAGCTCATCAAAAAAGCTGACACCATCGCTAGAGTGCCATTACTCAGACCAGAGACAAGTGAAGATGGTACTCAAATATTTATGCCTACGGATAAATGGAGCGTGAAGGATGCGATCGCTTTTTACGAGTACTCTGATAAGCTTGGCATATTTGCAACGGGCGGCGAAAAGCCTAAAATGGATATCATTGACGCTATTAACTTTTTAGCTACTAATGAAGTGCTACCGCCCGAATTTGCTGTAGTTGCATCTAGGGGAATAGAACAATTTAAAAATCTGCTTAGGGAATTGCTTAAAAATGGGACTGGCGACGTTAACGAACAGTTTGAACCGACAGAACCGATCGGCGCTTTCTCGGACATACTCGCAACAGCAGAAGAAGCTTCAACTACACCCCCTCCAGCAAACGATAGCGAATAGCCAAGCCAAATACACGATCGCAGTATCAGGGCGGCGCTTTGGTAAAACCATCTTGCAGATATACAAAGCCCTTGAGCGCGTTGCGGTTGGTGCGCCATATAACCCAGTAGCGCCGCCTGTAGTAGTGTTAGCTGCTCCTACCTTGGTTATGGCTCGTAGGCTGCTATGGAAGCAGTTGCTAAACACCTTACGCAACCATAAAGCAGTCGAGAATGTCAGTAAATCAGAATTTACAATTACCTTCAAGAATCCCGATCCGTATAAGTTCTATATGCCCGATCTAATGATCATGGGACTTAACGATGGTGACGGCGATCGCGCTCGTGGTTTGCGTCTATGGCATTTTGGCGGTGATGAGTGGCAAGACTGGAAAGCAAGTATTTTTCCAGAGATTATTCAACCTGCGCTATCTGATACGCAAGGCAGTACAGCGCTATTAACTTATACTCCCAAGGGCAAGGTTAATCATACCTATGAGGCTTATCAAAACGCACTTGTTGCCGATCCTAGGGTATGGCAAGCGTTTAAATATAAGAGTGCCGATAATCCGATCCTTAAACCAGAAGACATTGAGCTACTTAGACAAAGCTTATCCCCCCGCTTATTCCGTCAAGAGATGGAAGCATCATTTGAAACTTTTGAAGGGCAGTTTTTTGAAACGTTAAGCGATCGCCATGTCATCAGCGATCGCGACTTACCTAAAGATTTCATTTATCGCATATTGTCGGTAGACTGGGGCGCGGTAAATCCTAGAGCCTTGGTAGTTTGCGCCTTTATCAAAGATGGCTTTTATCACTGGTTTGTCGTTGACGAGTGGCGCGTACCTAGAACAATGCAGGGTCAGGCAATATTAGAAGATGACTTTTTATACGAGTGCCATAAATTAGCGATGAAATGGCAGGTTAATCGCGCTTTTGGTGACCCATCTCGACCTGACGCAATCAAATCATTACGAGTGTGGAAACCAAAAGAGGGGCAAGTATTCAAAGAACCATTTAAGAATTACTGCTCAGAAGTTAGGGGCGCGGTAAACGACTTTATTAAGGGCATTGACTTAATGAGTAGCGACTTCTACCACGAACGGATCAAGATTGTGGATACATTGCCTCAGTTCTTTGAGGAGTGCCAATCGTATCACCGCAAAAAAGATAAGTATGGCAATATCACAGAAGAAGAAGCCGATAACCAGGTGACGCATGGCATCGACTGTTTACGGTATGCGATCGCGTCAATGCCTCCTGTTAATCGTCTATCAAGCTTTGGCAGTAGCAGGGCCATGTAACCCGTATTTTTCGATAGCTCTATCCACAAGATCCTCAGACATAGGGTAATGAGTCCCTTCCTCGGTACACCAATAAGGGCTGTGACACCTATACCAAATTGCAAACCCTGAATAATCAAAAAGAATATTTTTGTTTGGCTGAAAATCTACATACGCATTAAGAATCTTGCATTC